GACACCAAACGATATAAAAGACCTGACAAACGAAACAGACTCATATTACTATAATGTTTATACACTTGGAAATTGGGGAGTGCTCGGCAATGTCATATTCACAAATTATAGCGTGCAGGACTTATCAGAAATGACAGACCAATTTGTTAATCTGCGTTGCGGCGGCGACTTTGGGTTTAGTAGCGATCCGGCTGCGTTGGTGAAATCGCACTATGACAGGAAGAAAAAGACAATCTACATTTACGGTGAATTATACGAACGAGGGTTGACAAATGATATACTTGCAGAAGAAGTTAAAACATTGTTTGGACGGGAAATATCAACGTTCGATAGTAGCGAACCGAAATCTATCGAAGAACTAAGACGGCTTGGGTGTAACGTGCTAGCTGCAAAAAAAGGCAAGGATTCAGTGATACATGGGATTCAATGGCTACAACAGCAACAAATCATTATAGACAAAAAGTGTATCAATTCGATAAACGAGTTTCAACAGTACAAGTGGAAGGAAGATAAAGACGGGAATGCAATTAGACAACCGGTAGACAAAAACAATCACATTATTGACGCTACACGATACGCCTATGAAAACGATAGCCTTGAAAATTATGTGACAGTATTAGAAGATCCATTCTCGGCATGGTGAGGTGCTTATGGCAAATTTTATAACGAACGGAATTAACAACTTATTTAACATGATCGCAATGGGGATAGTAGACAACATCTCCCAAAGGATCAACTCAAACGCGCCTGAAATTGACGAGGCGGTGAATTATCGGCGCGGAGAGCAACCAAAGCCGCTCAATGTCAAGGCAGGGCAGCATGACGACAATGTGACCATTAACCTGTCCGGTATTGTTGTCGATAAGACGGTCAGCGCAATACTAGGAGACAAGGTCAAGTTCGATCTTCCCGGTGACGAGGACAGCCCAGAACAAGAGTACATCAATAAAGTTATGGAAGCCAATCGGAGCGAGATATTCTTATATAACGCATGTGTTGCAGCTGCGGACGGTGGTACAGGCTTTATCAAGATCATGCCAGATATGACAAACTATAAGGGCGTGACTTATCCGAGACTTGACGTTATCAACCCTACTTATATAACCATGTTCACAATGCCACACGATAACAATATGGTATGGAAGTATGTCATCCAGTATGAGTTCAGTGACGTAAATGATAAAAAGGCAATCCGGCGTGAGACAACAGAGCAACAGGCAGACAGTAACAATTGGCTGGTGACAACCGAGGAATATTCAGAAGCGACGGGCTGGAGGTTTGAACAAATTGATGAACCCGTTGTCTGGGACTGGGAATTTCCTCCGATCGTACACTGGCAGAACCTACCAAACCCGTACGGGGCAGAGGGTGAACCAGACCTGACAAAAGACGTAAGAATCGTACAGGATAAATTCAACGAGGTTGCATCGAATAATGCGAAGATAATTAGAATCTACACACATCCAATGAGATATTTAAAAGGCGTGTCTGGTATTGATAGAATTGAAGTAGGTCCAACCGACATGCCGGGATTAGGCGACACAGGTGATATTATCCAGCTTCCGGCTATTGGTGATTTAGCAGGCTCATTAGCGTATCAGCAATTTTTGAAGCGTGAATTGTTCAACATCACGAGAACTGTTGACATTGAAAGCATCTATGACAAGATTGGAACATTGACCAATTTTGGCTTGAAGGTCATGTATCAGGACATGTTAGCGAAGATCAACACAAAGCGTCAATTGTTCGGTGATGCGTTGCTGGAGCTTATTCACAGATTGCTTGCGCTGAATAACATGCCGGCGGACGAGGCGGGTGTTATTATTTGGGATGACGTTTTGCCCGTCAATGAGAAAGAAGTAATCGAGACGTTGAAGATGGAAGTTGAGCTTGGCACTGTCAGCGTGGAAACAGCCGCTACAGAACTTGGGCGCGTGTACAAGACCGCTGATAATAAAGGTGAGTTTGACAAGATACAGGAAGAAAAACGATTGGAACAAACGAACAGGAGTAATCTTGGTTCGTTCTTATTAGACAATTTTGAAACGAGGTAACTATGGCAAAGAAAATACAGTTTGGCGGTGAAGTATTACAGGGTTTAGAACTGGCAACGGGTGGACTGGCGCTTGTATCAGGATCAGATTTTATCGTTAAGAATGTGTCAATTGGTACGGGCGTTGCGGAGTCGGGCGAGCTTGACTGCGGAGAAGGTATGCGATTAGTAGGATATACCTTGGATGCGGCATTAGTCACGACTGCTATCACATACAAGGTAGGACATACCAGTGGATCAAGACAGGCATTGTATTATGATAGTGCTGTATTGCCTGATACCGTTGCCGCTTCTAAAAATGTTAGTGTCAATGTGGCAGCGTTCTATCCTTGGCGGTATGTGTCCTTCGTGGCTGGCACCGTACAGGGTGGAACGGTCTGTAATATTGGCGCGGTATTAGCAAGTATCTAATATCCTAAGGGCATGATATGCTACCAGAAGAATTAGCATTACGTCTCGAGAAGATACGCAACTCGTTGGATAGTGTTCAGCGGTCTGCGTTATTGCGTGTTCTAAACTCGTATAAGTCAACCACCAGGTATCTTGACAGTGACATTGATTTACTGGTCAAGGAATTATCAGGCGGGCAATTATCCGTTGCAGATGTTCAGAAGCTCAAAGCGTATAAGCGTCTCATGGGTAACACCGCTGAAGCATTGCAACAATTCGCGGCGTATCTTGGTGTTGACATGCGTAGTGAGATAGATAAAATGGCAAGCATGGGACAGCGTGACGCGTTCGCATTATTACTTGCTCAAGGATCTATTTTACAAGGCGTGTTGAATCGTGGTGCCAATGAAGCGCAATTACGGGCATTGATAAACTATCTTGACCCGGGTAAGCCGCTGTACAATCGATTACAGCAATACAGCCAACACAACGCGGAGTATATCAGTCAGATGATTCTGGAAGGTGTTCGTGGTGGCTACAATCCGGCGACAATAGCGCGTTCCATCCGTGATGCTTACGGAATGGGATTGACCGATGCAATGCGTATGATGCGTACTGTACAGATATACAGTTACAGGGATGCAAGTCACCTGAACTACCAGAACAATAGAGATGTTGTCGATGGTTGGGTATGGTTCGCCAAACTTGACGGTAAAACATGTATGAGCTGCATTTCTATGCACGGTACATTTCACAGTGTCGATGAAAAGCTGAACGACCACCATAATGGTAGATGTGTAGCTGTACCAATTACAAAGCTATCGGGTGAATTCTTGAGCGAGGGTGCCGGTAAAGAATGGTTCGAGTCGCAACCCGAAGGCGTACAAAAACAAATGATGGGTGTTGCTAAATGGGACGCGTGGAAGGCTGGCAAGTTTGATATATCCCAATTGTCTAAAGAGCGTGATAATGACGTATTTGGTCTCATGCGCAATGAGACACCGTTGAAGGATTTGATTGGTGAACCTTAAAGAATTAGAACAAATGTATAGAACACTTGTATTATTAATTAATTTGTGGTAATGTATATAAATAACGGAGTTAGTTCTGTAGGAGTGACAGGATGAATGAAAATGATGCTTATGACGAATATGTAATAAGAGCAAAAAATACAATAAATAATATTTTAGATTCTGGAGACCCTTATTTGTTTTTATCCCCAGTAAATGACGAAGAAACTTTAATTTTTGCAAAAACACCAAAAATTGATGAAGAAGAAAAATATCAATCATTTACAGATTTTATAGCAAGTCTTATGGGTAAGGTTAGAAAAAACGCACCTAAAACAGAAAGAAATGAAAAAGTATTCACGTTATATGTACAAGGAAAAAACAAACAAGAATTATCAGAAATATTTGGAGTAACAGTAAATAGGATTAGTCAAATAATAGAAAAACAGGCAAGCATTTATCAAAAGAGTGTTTATAGATTACACGCATACGAGAAACGAAAATTAAATGACTGACAAAGATAAGGAATTTTGGACAATGGTTAGAAGAGCGTTGATGATGCTTATAAGCGCAATAGAAAAACGCTGGTTACAACTAGAATAACGAATATAAATCAGCCCTCCCGCTAGTCGGTACGGCACCAACAGAACCGCCAAATTTAGCCCGTTCTCACATGAGACGGGTTATTTTTATTTTACGTCTACTTAGACGGCATAAACAAGGAGAAACAAATGACTGAAGAAATCAAAATCGAAACTAACACCGAAGCACCAAAGCCAGAGAATGTTATAACGGAATCCTCACCGGAAACAAAAGAGGCAAAGACATTCACACAGGCAGAGTTGGACAAGATCATTGCAGAACGTTTAGAGCGAGAATCAAAAAAGCGCAAGGACGCTGAAGCCAAAGTACGAGAAGAAGCGGAACGTGACACATTAGCTAAAAACCAGGAGTGGGAAAAACTCGCTAAGAAACACGAATCCGACCTACTCGAAGCACAACAAAGGCTCAAGGAACTTGAACTAAATGAACTACGCACAAAGGCAGCCGCGAAGTACCAACTCCCACTAGAGATAGCGGAACGATTACGCGGAGAAACATTGGAAGAGCTCGAAAAAGACGCGGAGGGATTGAAAGCACTGATTCCACAAGCGAAGTCTCAAGGCAAGTTGAACCCAACCGTACCCGGCGGGGATGGTCAACCAGTCAAGGAGACGCGAGAACAAAAACTACAACGATTAGGGCTTGGATAAAGCCTATGGGAGAATAATAATATGCCTACAATTAACACTTTCGCAACCGTATCAGCGATAGCACCAGACATTCAGGAAGATGCAATTTTTGTCATCCGTGAAGCCAGTCTGATGGCTAAACTGGTAACGAGTTTTAATGATCAAAAAGGATTGAACCCGCGCAAGGGTTATGCCTACAATCAAGCATCTGCTAAAGACATTGCAGAAGTTGATGACCTGACCTCTTCAGCCTTCACTCCTTCACTGGATCAGACCCTGACACCATCGGAAATCGGAGAGCAATTCTTCGTGACTGATTCCCGTGTCGAGTCTGAGTTACCCGAAAATTGGCGCACCGATGCCGCGCAAGAATTAGGGCTTGCCGCACTGGACAAGATCGAAACTGATCTTATCGGTGAAATGGCTAATCTTACTGGTGGAACAATCGGCGCAGCCGGTACCGTTATCACCTGGGGTTATCTGGCAGCCGCAATCGCTGTTGCTCGTAATGCCAACAAGAACGCAGCCAAACCATTAGCAGGTGTCATCCATGGTTATCAGTGGTCGGTACTCGCTAAGAGTGCCTCAATCGCTGGTGCAACATTAGCACAAGCTCCAAACTTCACCGACAACGTGACCGCACGCGGTGGATCTGGTGTGTTGGTTGCGACCTTCATGGGTGTGCCATTCTATCAGGTTTATGCAGCCGTTGACACTGGCATTGATTTCACTGGTGGAGTTTTCCCCCGTGAAGCAATCGCTATTGACTGGAGACGCATGATCCGTGTAGAGGCAGAACGTGACGCTTCCCGACGCGGTACTGAACTTAACATGAGCGGCGTTTATGCTCATGGTGTGTGGCGTCCTGCTCGCGGCGTAAAAATGATTTTTGATGCTGCAACACCATCAAGCTAATAGGAGGCTAAAATGGCAGGACAATTTGATGTAAATATCGTAACACTTCCGGTTGTATTGACCGCTGGTACCGAAGTCCCATTGATGAAAGTACCAGAGGCAGGCGGTGGAATAACCGTTCAATCTGTTTACATGATTAACGGTGGTACTTCTGTTACTCCACAACTAATCACCATGTCAAGCGCAGCTACACCTGCTTTGAGTGGTACTATCGCGGCTCCGGCTGCTGGTACTATCACTGTTTCAGCGACCGTTCCTGTGGAATTTGTCATTAGTGACGGTTGGGTTGACGGTGGAGAATGGATTGGATTTGATCAGGCAAGTGGCACTGTACCAGCTGGATCATTCTTCACAGTTGCTTATGTAACTGGTAGATAGTATGGATGCGAGCGGATAGGTCGTTAACACCGAAAGCGGTTCACTCCAGCCGTTTCCGCTCGCTTACCTGGAGTACGTGATAGGAGTACACGACAAAATGAAAATATTATGGATGAGCAACGCTCCCTGGTGTCAGACTGGATATGGAAATCAAACCAAACTGTTTGCACCTCGGATAAACGCTCTTGATGAACACGATATAACAATATTCGCATTCTACGGATTATCGGGGTCAGCATTGACGTGGGACGGGATAAAAGTTTTACCTCATGGACTTGACCTGTATGGTCAGGATATTATGAGCGTTCATGCCAAAACAACGGGTTGTAATGTGATATTATCGCTGATTGATGCTTGGGTGGTCAAGCCTAAGAATATCATCCATCAAGATATAAAGTGGGTGCCTTGGTTTCCGGTAGATAGTGAACCCCTACCCGTGCCTGTTGGTGATGCTGTAGCACAAGCACATAAACGGATTGTATTCACAAGGTACGCTGAACGAATGGTTAACCAACGGGGATTAGATTGTTATTACGTCCCTCATGGTGTTGATACAAAAGTATTTAGACCATTGGACAAAACAGGATTGCGCGAAAAGTATGGACTGCCAAAGGATAAATATATTATTGGGATGGTAGCAGCCAACAAAGGCAATCCACCACGTAAAGCATTCTTTTCACAATTCCAGGCGTTCTCAGAATTCAAGAAACGACACGAGGATGCGTTTTTGTATCTACATACCACGCGCGGGGAACATGGGGAATACGAAGGAATAAATATTCCAGGTTATTTATCGTTCCTGGGATTGAAGGAAAATCAGGATTATAAGATTGCAGACCAATATACTATACTTACTGGCAATTATGGCGATGACCAAATGGCAGAGATTTACAACTGTATGGATGTTCACATGCTTGTCAGTATGGGCGAGGGTTTTGGTATTCCGATTGTAGAAGCGCAAGCTTGCGGAACACCCGTCATTGTTGGTGACTGGACGGCAATGTCTGAATTGTGCTTCGGGGGCTGGAAGGTAGAAAAGAAAGACGCTGAACTGTTTTATACAAATCTTGTCGCACACCAATACAACCCACACATGCGCGGAGTGTTGAATAAAATGGAGCAAGCCTATGAAGTCAGGGGTAACACACTATACAACGAGAACGCACGCAAAGGTGCGTTAGCGTATGACGTTGACAAGATTGTCGAGAAATACTGGAAGCCGGTATTGAAATCCATTGATGAAAGTTTACCAGAACCAATCGAAACAAAAATGCGCAAACACAACTGGAGTAATACTGGCGTCTATAATGCCGATGGAACGATTTCATTTCCATGTATCGATTGCTTTGATGAATTGCTGATCAATCCTGCTAATAACTTCCGACATATTATTGTAAACGGATTCCATCACAAACCAAACGGAGTAGAGCTTGATTTGGAAGACCATCCAACAGGAAGCGTGACAAAAATAGTATGTCGAGAGATACAGAACGATTACAAGTTGGATCTGGACTATAAAGAAGGTGACATAGTGATTGACATCGGCGCGCAAGTTGGTGTTGTGTCTGCTTATCTTGGTAAGAAATACCCGTTCTTAGAAATATACGCATTCGAACCTGTAAAAGAAAACTATGACCGACTTGTTAGAAACTTGGAAGCAAATGGGGTACAAAATGTCACCCCC